TTTATCTGGTATTCTTGATACTCCTAGTGTTTGTCCTATGACTTCTCCATTAACATCTAGATCTTCATCAATAACTTCTCTTATATATTCTATAGCATAAGATATTAAATGACTTTTAAATAATGTTCCAGTATTTTTCCAACCATATTCTTGAAATACATTCTTATTTGATCCAAGATCTTTTAAAAATAAAATTTGTTGTTTTGGCACTAAATATTTTTGTTTCTTTCTAGCTATCATGTGTTGAATAAACAATGATATATTATTCTCAACTATAGTCCATGCCTTATACCATTCTATTATAAGCTCTAGTTGTTCATGTGTTTTATTTATATCATCATATCTACCACACCAAGATGCTACTATCTTATCTTTTTCTATAAATGTTTCAGGTCCATCCGGTGTATTTCTTGTAACCTCAACAGCATTCTTATAAACAAATATACTACATAAAGAATCTGATGTTGTTGTTTTACCTTCTGATACAGGGTCAATAGATGCATAATACATCATAAACTTTGGATTCTTTACAGGTCTTTCCCATACAACTATAGATCCAGATTTATCTTCTAATTTTTTCTTAACAGGAAAAGTAGTTATAGGTAGTTTATTTGTCTTACTAGCTTTTATACCATCTTGATCACGTTCTAATTTAATAAACTCATATGCATATTTCTTTTCTTCTATACTCCTTATTTGTTTTTCTAATATACTTTGTGGAAATATAGCTTCTTTTCTATATGCAAAAGCTTCTGCAATATTAATTGGTTTTTGTGATATACGCAATTGATACTGCTCTGGTGCTAAATCTTTTCTCCATTCATTTCTTTCTTCAACAATAGCTGTAAGAGCTTCTTGTATCATAGAATTACCGTATTTATCAATAAAGGGCGGCATAGACCATTGTTCTGGTATAAAAAGACCTGCAATACCAATACCTCCCTTTTCATCCATTAGATCTGTTTCTACAGCAAATATATCATTTGCCTGTGGATTAAGTATCATTTCTTTTAATGGGTTACATTGATCAAGATCACCCACAGATCCTGCAGCTATAAACATACCTGTAGTCATCATACCAGAAGACATAGCTGGTCTAA